TCACCCCCGAAAAGGAACCGACCTCCACGCACTTGTCCGTGGGCTTGAGGTACTTTTGGCAAAGGTCAATAAGGCCGTCCACCCGGTTGTTGCCCGAATGGTAGTCGATGGGCAGGAAGTACATCCGTGGGGTGTTGCGTAGAGCGTCGAGTTGTTTCATCGCTTAAAGAGGGTTTTGATGTTGGTGCTTCCGTGTTTGTAGTTGTTCGTTAGGTGGAAGACCTTGCAATGCTCTGCCAGTTCGCCCTGCTCCGTAAACTCCAGCATCGGTTTTAGATTTAAAGACCAAATCGGGAAAGAGGCAAGGCTTTCCCGGTAAAGGCCGTTATTGGGAATGTGGTCAAGTTCGCCCGGATTACGGGTCAGCACCTCCTTGAGCCTCTTGACGCTGAACATCCAAAAAGCGTGGTAGTTGATGAAGAAAGGCAGGCTCACGTAGTCCTTGCCGTTGTACTGACACCACACCGAACTGGGCAGCACCTCGTTCACGTCGGGAGTGCATTCGCCTTCCTTGTCGTCGTAGGTTTCAATGCGAGTGAAGGACGGGTACAGGCCATCGGCAAACATCGAATCGAACCGCTCCGTGAAGTTTACGAACCCCTCCTTGGGCAGCATCATGTCGTCCTCAAAGTAGGCCACCCAGTCAAAGTACTTGTAAGTTTCCTTGATTCGGGTCCGATGGACCGCAGTCAGCATCCAAGGGTGCGAGAGTTGCGTGTGAGCGTGAACCGTTACGGGTTGGTCCGCAAGCAGCCCCACGACTTCGGGGTCGTTGGTGTCCACGAATATGTCCGCCTGCACCGGGTAGGACTTGATGGCCTCAATGACCCGGATAAGGTTTGGCAGCCTTTCGGGGTTGTGGTGGTAGGCGATGTTGGCGAGTAGTTTCATATCAAAAAGTTACAACGAATTTTTCAGGTGAAGGCCAGCCGGGGTTGGAATCAAAGACCTTGGTGTCGGGTTTCTTGCCTATCCAATGCTCGGCTTGGAATCGGTGGTCCCTTGCAGGTTCGCCGAGTTCTTTGATGTGGGAGGATTTGGCCCACCAAAAGTTGCCCCCGAAGTATGGGTAGCCGTCGGGGTTGTTGGCATCGGCCATGTGGGGGAACTGCTCCTTGGTAATCCAATGACAGCCTACGGCATCGACCTGCTCCAGCAGTTGCATGGACCGCTCCCAAGCGACGACGTTGAAGAATAGCATCGACCTCCCCCAAAGTTGGGTGGTCAAGGATGGATTCGCAGCCCCCTTCGTGTGGGCGTACAGGTACACGGCTTCTTCTTCTTGGCTTGCCCGGTACATTTCGGTAAGGGTCGCCTGTTCCCAAGCGTTGGTCCGGGTAACGACTACCTTGACTTTATCAGCCACCATTGAACCTTCCAGCACCTCCTTGACCGCCTTGCGTTGTTCGGGTGGACCGACAATGCCGACCCTGATTTCGTCCAAGACATTGATGAGGCCGTAGTTGCAGACCGCCATCATGTGCTGATTCAGGATTAACTGCCAATTTCCTCCGCAGTAGATGTGGTAATAGTGAACGACTTTCATACTAATCCATCCAAACACCATCATGCCTCAAATGCCAAAAGCGATGCCTAATGACTTGAAGGATTAAGCCAAGCAGCGAGTTAGCGTAGTAAACGCCAGCCTCGCAATGCAGTTCAAATTTGTAATGTTTGTTCATTGAAGCAGCAGGGTTAGAAGGGTGAGGATGAAGAAAACGGCTGCAATACTCTTGCCGATTTCGATGATCAGGTCAAGGATGCGTTCGGCGTTCATGCCCCAAAGTTAAACAACAACATACTTCCCAGAGTTACTGACCCGTAACTTGTTGAGTGCCACATAGCGCATAGCATCGCAGGCGTGGTTGAACGAATCAATGGGGACACCCGTGTTCTTGCCTTCCTTGTCGGTTGCCCAAGTGTAGGACCGCAATTCCTTGATGAGGTTGGTCGAGTCCTTGGTGACCTGCAATTTAAAGCGTTTCAGGATGTCTATCCCGTTCCGAACCGAATCGGGGCCTTTGTCCGCTGGCTTGATATTGAATCCAAGTCGGTAGATTTCCTCGATGCTCTTGGGTTCGGCAGAGTCCGCAACGATCTCCCAAGCCCTTGTGATCCCCAAGGACCGCAACTTGTCTGCGATGTCTTGATTGGTTAGGCCCGTGGAGTACAGTAGTTCTTGAATCAGCAGGCAGTCCCCTTGACGGTAGATAGCAACCAAGGCCGTAGGGTCGTTGCTGAAGCCCCAGTCAAGCCCAAGGGCGACGAATTTCGCTCGGCTGACATCTATACCCTCCACCACCTCGAAGTCCTCGTATATCGCACCCTGAAGCGTCCCGACTTGGCCGAGGCCGTACACCTTCCACCAGTTCGCCCAATAGGCAGAGGTTTCGGCTTTGGTGCGGTTGAGTTCGATGTCCCTCCTAATCGTGTCGGGCAAAGCCTCGTTGTCCTGATAGGTCAGGATGAGCAGTTCGGAATCGTCCTCTCGCAGGACCTCGGTATGCGCCCAGAACTCATGCGTCGGGTTGAAGTCGATGTAGATGGCCTCGCTGGTACGAATGGCTAACTGGTAGTAGGACTCAAAGTCAATGTTGTTCGCCTCGTTGATGAATAGCACCTGCCTCCTTGCACCTCGGAGTCTTGCCTCTTGGTCAGCGGAGAAAAACTCGATGGTGCTACGGTTAGCGAACTGGTAGGTCAGCAGGGTCTTGTTCCATCGTGAAGGAACGAAGATGCCCTTGGCGATCATTATCTTGATGAAGTCCCGAATCGCACCCCTCCGAAGGTGAGGCACGGTTTCCCCGACAATGCTGATTTCGGTCTTCTTCGTGCAAGCCTGTTTGATTAAAACGCAAAGGATGCTGAACGTCTTGGAGGCCGAGGTCCCTCCTTGGATGACCCTCTTGCGATGGGTCAGCGATTCAATCTTCCGCTTGGCGGTGGTGTTTATGACCTTCATCAATCATCTTCAGTCCATTGTTCAATGAACACTTGATTCTCCTGCTTGTCAACCAATGAGTTCAACCGCTGGGTGATGCTTGCGTTGTACTGACCGACCATACCCCCTTCGATTTGGTCTTGGCGGATGACCCGTCTTATGCGTGAACAGATAGTTGAATAGTCGGAGTAGTTGCCCTTCGTGTTTGCAAAGTAGTTGCTTAGGTCCTCAATGATACCTGCATCTGCACACCAGTTCTCAAATCCTTCCAAGGTCAAGGGTCGCTCCAAAGGCTCATGCTGGGGGATAGCATCCTTGCCGGGGAATACCGTCTTGGTCCTTGGGTTTGCCTTGACCCCTGCCCGGTATGCCTCAAAGTACTCCCACATCTTTTCGGGGGTTTCAATGTACTTGCCGTTGCCCTTGCTGGTTCCCATTAGTATTCGATTTTGTCGATTAGGTCGCTTATCTTGTTTACGATTTTCATTTTCACTTCGTACTGGTTCGGGGCATTGGAATCGTCCACCGCTCCGATGCAGTCGCACAGGGTCGTTATGACCATCATCAGCGAGTCCATCCGAGCCTGCACCTGTGCCTCGTCATCCTTCGCCTTCGAGTTCGCCAAGTTCTCGGAGTTTATTTCTTGACCATGAGAGAGCAGACTTACCACCCCACAACAAGTACGAGATGTAACCGCAGTCCGAGGTATCGTCAGCGTTGTCGTAGTAGGTTTCAGCACGGGACAGGTAGGAGTGCATCCGCTTGATGGTTTCGACCGAGATGGGTTCGCCCTTGGCTAACTGCTGCGCCCGGACTTTGCCTGTTTGCGTGGCACACTTGTTGCCGTTCCTTTCGTTGAGTTCTATCCCTCGCTTGGCATTGTTCCTGATGCCTTCCCCATAGTCCGCATATGACTCGAACTGCTGCCTCTTGTGATTCTCCCACGTTGAGCCACAAACCGCCAACCGTTGAGCCGTATCGGGAAACTCCGCATTGGTTTGGTTATTGCTCATGCAGCGACCGATGAAACCTTCTCTTGACTCGTTATTGTTCGGGATTGGCAGGGGCATTCAGGGAGTGGTTTATGGTGTTTTGGTTGACTTCGAGGAACAAGTCCGCTTGTAGGTAAATGTATTGGAGGGCCGATTTTACGCAGTCTGCGCACCACCAATTTGTAGGCGGTCGTCCGTGAGCGGTCAGGATGGCTTGCAGTTCCCCAACCGCATCGGGTGGTAAGCGCATGGTCAGCGATGCCACATATTGGTCCCAGTACTTCCTGTGCTTTTGGGCCACGATGAACTGGTCGGTTGTCATTTGAAGGTCCATTCCCGGATGATTATTGCGGTGGCAGATGAGGCAAGCCCAAGGATAGGAGCCAAGTACCATTGGCAGGTCGGCAGGGTCAGGGCAAAGCCAAGCCAAAACCCGAAGCAGGTCATACAACTAAACGGCTTGCGCTTGGCGAATGGCAAAGCGTAGAACCATCCCGGCAGCACCCGGAACTCCACGACCGCAAGGGTCGCAAGCGCACTAATCAGGATTGGAAAAACCAGTATATCCATTGGCTTCGATTGCGGTTTTGATTTTGGCCTTGGCCTGTTCGATGGAGTAGATGATGGACCTATAAGGGATGCCCGTTTCTCTGGACATGGCCTTCATATTCCCCGTCTGCATGAGCAGGTTGAGCAGTTCCTTATCGTAGGGGAAGGCTCCGTCCTTGGCCCAAGAGTCCATCTCTTGCTGGGCGATGGCCCAAAGGTCATCGAGCAGGGAATCGTAGTCCTTGCTTAGTTCTTGGGTTTCGGGGTCAACCTCGACACGCTCGTCGTGGTGTCGGTACTTCTTGGCGAACTGGTTGTTGTTGCCCCGGTACAGGTTCATTATCAAACGAACGATGTAAAAACGCAGGTAACCTTGGACCTGCATCTTGGTAATCTTGTCGGGGTCTTTTTCGAGCAGAATCAGGACGACCTCTTGTTCGAGGTCCTTCCAAAGCGGATTGCCCCCCGTAATGGTGAGGCAAGCCT